GTAGTTAGGGCGGAGATGGCAGAAATTAGTGAACTTCAAGAAGAAGTTTACTCAAATGTTTTTAAGTTTCCTTCCATGAAAAAAGAAGATCAACTCTATCATGTTGAACTTCTTACTAGGTTGATTGAGAAACAACAAATTCTTTATGCTCGTTTGAGTTTATCTGATGACCCCGATGCTCTGAAGATGAAGGAAAATATCATAGAATCTGCTTCTATGATGGGTATTCCTAACAGTGTTGATATGAGTAAAGTGTTTGATCAGATGAGTAAAATGGTGGAAACTTTAAGAATTCAGATTGACAAAAACCAATTTTCCTTGTAACATTACAGGGTACACAAAAGCCAAATCTAAAAACAAATCCAATGTCATTTAAAGACCTAAAAAAACAGTCCTCTCTAGGATCTTTGACTCAAAAGTTAGTTAAAGAAGTGGAGAAGATGAACACAGCAAGTGGAGGTGCAGATGAGCGTCTCTGGAAACCAGAACTTGATAAATCAGGTAACGGTTATGCTGTTATTCGTTTCTTACCTTCACCTGAAGGAGAAGAAATCCCTTGGGCAAAAATGTATTCACATGCATTTCAAGGACCAGGTGGATGGTATATTGAAAACTCTTTGACCACAACTGGTGGCAAGGATCCTGTATCAGAGCACAATCGTGAACTCTGGAACAGTGGTAATGAAGCAGATAAAGATGTAGTTCGTAGACAGAAGCGTAAGCTATCATACTATGCAAACATCTATGTAGTAAAAGATCCTACTAATCCTGCTAACGAAGGAAAAGTTTTCCTTTATAAGTTTGGTAAGAAGATCTTTGATAAGGTTATGGAAGCAATGCAGCCTGAGTTTGAGGATGAGTCACCGATTAATCCTTTTGACTTCTGGCAAGGTGCAAACTTCAAGTTGAAGATTGTGAAGAAGGATGGTTACTGGAACTATGATAAGTCAGAGTTCGATGCACCATCACCACTTCTTGAAGATGATGATGCACTAGAAGCAATTTGGAAGAAGCAGTATTCTCTTGCTGCTGTTACTGCTCCTGATCAGTTTAAATCTTATGAGGATCTTCAGAAGCGTCTTACATATGTTTTAGGACAAAGACCTCCTGCACGTCGTGTAGATGAGGACGTGGTTGATGAGGACAACACTCGTGGTTCTTATACACCAGACTTCAATGCACGTAAGGCACAAGAAACCGTGACTGCTGCCGTCTCTTCATCCAGTGATGAGGATGATGCACTGTCATACTTTCAGAAGCTAGCAGAAGAGTGATTCTCTCAGGGGAAAATCGACTTTTTATTCCAAAAAAGTCGCAAAAAAATCTCTGGTATTTTTTTCCCCTATTACTTTTTTGATTATTGATATAGTCTGATATTTTCAGATTTTTTAAGGTTTCCATTGATATACTCAGTGGAACCTTTTTTATATGGCATGAGATCTTCGATGTCGTCTAGGATAACTGTGAGGTATTCTTGTTTTAAGACAAATATTTCTCTTTTCTTATTTTCTAATTTTTCTTCATATTCATAGTTTGTCACGGGACGGGTAATATTAGATGCAGTCACCATTCCACTAATATAGTAATCATAGTATGTTTGGTTAAAATCAGAACTTACCTCTAAACCTGCTGGAACGATAGTTACATCATTACTGTCTTTTACTTCAATCGTCTCATGATGATGAACTCCATTATAGATGGTATCGTAATTATCGTACTTATCTAATAAAAACCTATCAAAGTCATTTTGTGGCATTGGCCATTCTGTTGGAATATGAGTTATATTGTTTGCAAGCAGAATAACCCAATCTAAGCTAGAATTCTCATATACCTTATTTGCTACATTATCGGGTCTATCATCACCTTCAATTGAATACTTAGTAAAGAATGTTAGACTTTGGAAAATATCCTCTCTTAGAGTTGCTCTTCTAAAGAAATTTTTAACACGAATATAATCAGATATTTTAGCATCTGGTAATCTGCTAACATAGTCAAAATCGGGAATAAGATCGAAATAACTTGACATTTTAGAAACCTATTTCAGCTGGAAGTGGACCACTGCTACCATAATCATCATTATATATTGGATTCATCTCTTGGAAATTCATTGTTATATTATATGCAGTCATTACACCATCTTCATATGTTGAATAAGGACCATTTGGAGTGTAATTAACACCAAATGAACCCATAGCACATTCTTTAAATTTATTTAAGTATGGATGATCTGTAGAAGCATTATTTCCCTCTCTTCCTTCATTTCTATCTGCTTTATGTTTATAAGCAAGTCTGAAGGTATGTGGAGATTTTAAGAATAAACGAGATTTACTTCTAATTGGAGCCATTCCTTGTTTAAAGAATCTAATGATTCTAATGACAGTTTTTGCTTCTTCTCTACTTCTTGGTGCAAGTGTAAAAGCAAAACTGAAGTTTCTTATACTTGGTGCATTAAACAATAATTCCATATTAGGGTTCATTATTGCACCAGTTGCTCTTTGTTGGAGATTTTGTGCTCCTGATGCTTGTGAGGCGATATAAGTTCCTAATGCTGATTTTGTATCCTCACTTTTTAAAGCAGATTGAACTAATTCAGATGCTGTTCCTGCTCCTTCTCCAAGACCTTCTGTTATACCAGATAAAGCAATATTTGCTAATGCTAGTTGGAATGGATTAAGTGTATCTTGATTCCATGAAACCTGTTGACTATCTTGAATTCCTCCTGGTATTGGAAGAATAACAGTTCCTATGGATTGTCTATCCATAGGTCTATCGTTAACCCCTAAGCTAGTAACTCCTTGTATACCTTTATTATCCTTTGTTGCTGTTATATTTCCTTTCACTCCAGTTGGCTTATATGCCATCATATCTATTTTTAAGAAGTCTTGTCCACCACTTCCTGTTCTTAATGTGGTTGGAAATACGTGAATACCAAAATTAGATTCTCTGGTTCCTGGTTCACTTTTTCCCAGTTTAAGAGGATTAATATTAGCTGGGTTAGTTAAGGCATCTTTATCATCACTTCCTCCTTCATCTGCTTTATTAGTTTTTGTTAAATTCTTTGCTAAATTTCCTGCTGCTTCTGGATTTAGAGTATTATCGGCAGATAACAGTCCTTTCTTTATTGTTTCTGAACCAGCATTCTTAAATATTTTTAGATTATCGTTAATAAATTCTTTATGTTTTAAATCTTGACTAAACCAGTTAGGGTTAAATTCTATTTTTCCTGATTCTGAAAAAATAGTTCCTGCTTTTTTATCATCATCTAAGAGATCTTCATATATATCGATATTTCCTAATTTTTTATCAACTAGCGTAAACCAATTTGTACCATTACCCATAAAGGTATTGGATGTATCATCACTTCCATAATAGCCGTCTTTTGTTGCCATCTAATATTAGAATCTTTTATTTATTTAGTATGAATTTTCCATAAGGAAAGTTGAGAAGGTCATCTAGTTCATTATAATCAACAATATACAACTGCCCTGCTAGTTCTTCCCAAGTATAATTACGAGATTGTCTCCAATGAAAGTTCAATCCTTTAAATCCCCATCTTTCTAAAGAAGTACAGGCAATCAGTGGATGTTGATCATAGGTAATATCAGGAGTTTTTGCATTGTATATAAAGGTATAATAATTTCCTACTTCAGGTATGGGAGTTACAGTATCATTTAATGCTTCCATAATGATTAGCATCATTTCTTCAGGATCATTAACTGCTGCTGCTAATTCTTCTCTTATGGGTTCTATGCGATTTGCATATCTTTTATTATCATCAAATCCGAATGAATCTGTCATTATCTTATACCTAATTCTCTTTCAGTAATAATCTTAAATTCAATTTTTCGGTCTTTACACCATTCATCTGCTGCTTTCCATTTTGCCTGATTTACAGCATATGTCTGACATTCGTAGAGATAGGATTTTGTCACTCTTTTCCTCTTTTTAGGTTCTTTGGTCTGTTTAAGGGGTTTTACTTCAATTACATATGTTTTCAATTTCCCTGTATTTTCTTTAACTTTGATGATGAAATCTGGAAAGTATCTATGGACTCTACCATCAGGAGCAAGATAAGGTATCCAAAACTCTTCACTTCCCCATTCTAAGATATTTTCATTTATATCACACCAATTACAAAATCGTCTTTCCCAAGAACTACGACAAATAATATTAGTCACATCACCCTTGTATTTCTTAGGTTTTGTGGGTTTAAATAGACTTTTAATACTTTCTCCCATTATCTCATATACATAATATATAAGGTCAAAAAGTATTTATAAATGCCCTCCGTAAGAAACGTATCTAACATTAAAGCCAATCTGTTAAGGCCAGCAACTACTTCTCATTTTGAAGTGGAGATACCTCTTCCTCCATCTACATTTTTTAATAAATGGAGAGGTATTGGTAAACAAGATAAAATACAATTAATGTGTTCAGAAGCATCTTTGCCTGGATCTAATTTAGCAACATTTGATATTAGTAATGATCGCACAGGTGTAACAGAGAAGCACGTCCATAGAAGAATATTTGATGACAGAATAGATTTGACATTCTATGTTGATGCAGGATTATATCAACCAATTAAGTTTTTTGAGGAATGGATTGCTTATATTACTAATAGTTCTGGAAGAGATAATGATGAGCAATTGATGAATACTAATTATTTTTATAGAATGAGATATCCAGATAGTTATATCGCAAATCAAGGATTAACAGTTACAAAATTTGAAAAGGATCACTTAAATCCATTAACATATGAATTTGTAAGATCTTTTCCTTTAGCAATTAGTTCAATGCCTGTTTCTTATGATGGGTCATCTTTATTGAAATGTACAGTATCAATGAGTTATATAAGGTATGTTGTAAAGAATTTATATGTTCAGAATGCATATCCTCCATCAAATCCATTCCAACAATCTCAATTTAATATTGGTGGATTTTTGGGCAATCTTGGGGGTGGATTAGTTGATAATGTAGTTGATAGAGCCACAGGAAGTGATCTTCTTGGAGATGTTGCTGGTGGAATTGTCAATCAAGCTATTAGGGATGCTTTATAAAAACCCTTATATATAAATATACGATCTGAAATATAGATTATGCCTTTACCAAAAATTGCCACTCCGACTTATGAGTTGGAGTTACCTTCCACAGGACAAAGTGTTAGATATAGACCATTTCTTGTAAAAGAGGAAAAGGTTCTTGTAATTGCTTTAGAAAGTGAAGATAATAAACAAATTACTACTGCTATTAAGGCAGTTCTTAAAAGTTGTGTTCTTACTAAAGGAATTAAAGTAGAAAATCTTCCTACCTTTGATATTGAATACTTATTCCTTAATATTAGGGGTAAATCTGTTGGAGAAGAACTTGAAGTCAATATTATTTGTCCTGATGATGGTGAAACAGAAGTTCCTGTGACGATTTATTTGGATGATATTCAAGTTCAAAAAGATGAGAATCATACAAATAAAATTAAGTTAGATGATAATTTGATGATGGAACTTAAGTATCCTTCATTAGATCAGTTTATTAAGAGTAATTTTGATTTTAATGATAAGAATGCAATGGA